ATAACAAGGGACTTGCGATGGGACCAAAAGCATCGCACGAACGCGCACAAGAGAATCAACTCAAGCAACTTCTAAAGAACCTAGGTTCAACAGATGTTGAGAATTTAGTTGCTTCTTTGAAGATTCACAACGGAACATTGTTGTGATAGTAGCTGGGGGCGCGATCCTGCTCCCGCCCCCTACCTACTCTGAGGATTCAAAATGAGCTTCTTTGCACAGACCGGATTACGCCACACACATTTTACAGGTCCGTGGCATTACTGTGATCGGTGTGATAGTAAGACTAAGATCGCACTAATGAAATGGGAACGTGGAAAACTTCTTTGTCCAAAGTGCCAAGATTCTAACGGTACTCTGGGATTGCTTGGTGAGAGAGACATTAAGATAGCGCAGGTACTCACTGATGGAAAAGAAGAATTTGTACCTGTAGAAAAGCTTCGTAACCCAGACTTTGCAGAAGAAGTAGAAGATTTCCTAGTTTAAGAGCGCGAAGGCGCTGGAAAAGGAGATGTTATGAGTATTTCTGAAGGAAGGTTTGAAGGAAACACGTCCTATCCAGACCTTCAGTTTTTCCTAGGCTTTGACGATTTTATTGACACGTCAGCACATGCTGTGAACGCGACGCAGGGTGCCGGGCTTGCTGGCCAGACGCTAGCAGCTTCACTTGCTGCTACGTTATTCTCGAATGTCGAGCCTTGGCTACGTACTGGTGTGTATGCGTCTTCGTATGATCAGGAGCAGTTTGGTACAGCCGCAGGAGTTGCTGGGCCTACGACTGTAGCAAATACCAGCGGTCCACTGGCTCTACCGCCAGGAATTCCGCCGATTCTTGCTGCTAACTTGGCAACGCTTGGGAATATGCAACGTGGACCGATTCCCAAGGGTATGCAGATTGATAGCATAGATGTCATCTATGCTGTCACTGGTGCGGCTCTTACGACTGCCACTGTTGGACTGACGAAGACAGTGTTTGCAAATAATACCGCACCGGCGGTTACAAACTTGATTGCCCTTGGTGCTAACGGCCTTCCAACCGCAGTACAGGCACAGCCTTATGTAACAAACATTCCGGTCACAACTCCTGCGATGATTACATCAGCAGATGCGGAGATCTTGTTTAACCTTAACCTGACTACTCAAGCTGGCGGCTCTGCTATCTTCTACGGTGCTGTGTTCCACTGTCACTACAACTTCAACTAAGAAAGGAGTACCGAGATGGCGAATGATTTCTCAGGGCGTATCTGGAAGATCACAACTGGCGGAACTACTCCTTTCGGCGCGGCGAATGTGAAAGTCAAAGGCGGTTCGTGGACTGGTATGACGGCTGCTGGACAGACGTTCATCATTACAGATGTGGCGGGTAGAGTTTATACCTTCACTTCGTCTGGAGTAGACACACAGGTGACATTCTACGAAATGGGTTGGCTCTCTGGACCGCTTACGTTTAGCGGTACATTTACTGGAGAAGTTGACTTGTTCCTGGCAACTAAGTAGGAGTAGGCAATGGGCGCTATCAAAACAACAGAACTATCGAATGGTAATGTCGGTCTTGAGATTACCTACGGTGGAGAAGAAGCTCCCTTCGGCGGCGTGGATACGTCTGCGCCGCCGGCTTATATTGACCCAAGATGTTTTACAAATTGCGATGGATTTATTGTTGTAGACAACCAGTTAGTTGCAGCGTCGTTAAATCCGGTGGCTATTCCTACTCTTTGGAGTGGAACTGCTGGAGTTACACTAATTGGCTTTGGAAATTTCTACACTCCTAAGTATGGCACTTTGAATTATGCTCTTGGATACACAGCCTCTAGCGTGAGTGGTACGCCTACAGGAGTAGACTATACTTTCTACATGACTGCGTGGGTTCCTGGGAATCCGGCGACGTATTGGAATGATACGTTGAATTACACCCTTTTTAATAGTGCTACACCTGCTACAAAAGCTTCTGTGACAGTTGACCTACAGACAATCGCTGGCGGTGGTCTAGGTACTGGAGCGACAGTTACTATTGCAGCCGTCACTTCCGTGGGTTATGAAGGTGTGTATGAGGGATCTTATTTTTACTTAGATGGCATTCTTAGTACGGTCACTATTTCTCCGGGTAACGGTGGAACTAATTATGTAGTAGGTGATACGTATTGGGTAGTGCAAGGAACTGACCCAGCAAATATCACGGCGCAAGTTGTCGTAGAAACTGTAAATCCTCTTACAGGTGCAATTCTTACAGTTTCAATTGTTCCAGATTCTTATACCGCTACTTATACAGCGGCTAGTGACAGTACTAGTAATCATGCAGCAATCACATCTAATGTGATTTCTACAGCTGGCTGGGGATATTCTCTTGGCACGGCGACTCTTGCATTTGCACAACCAAGTGATGTAGTTCTGCAGATCGAAGGTCCTGGAGGTAGTAGTACATACACAGTGCAGAGTAATGGAGCTACTCCAGTAACTCCAACACTTCCAGGTTCAGGCGCAATAATTGGCGGAATGGCTTACGATAGCGGTGGAGTCTTTCAAGAGACTTCAGGTTGGAGTTACACTTCGATAACAGGAACGCTTGCAAAAATCGTAGTAGATAATAATACCTCTTCTTCTTATCCGAATATAGGAGGAGTTAACTATTCTGTCGGACAGGCGTATTATCTTGATGAGTGTTATACAGCGGCCACGGCAAGTCAGGTTAACGGAGCTGATCTTAATGTACTGGAATTCATTTCAAATCCTCCTGTAGCTGTTAAACAAGGAACTGCAAAAGTTCTGATAACAGCAGTAGGAGCTGGTGGCTCAATCACAGGAGTGCAGATAATAGATTCTGGCTTAGCTTCAGATGGTTTTGGTTGTTTGAATACTACAAACGTGCCTGGTTCTACTGTCGTAGGTTTTCAAACGAATGTTTATGCTTTGTTAAGACCAGTGCCGCTAAATACATTAACATCGAGTCCTGTAATTATTCTTGATGCGATGGCAGCAGATATAAATGGTCTGTCTACCTATCCGCAAGATCAGAATGTGACTGCGACAGTCAATATCAGTGCAAGTTCTCTAACCCTTACTGCCATAATAGCAGGTACGATTGGTAACAGTATTACAGTTCAAGATCTTTCTGTAATCACTGGTTCTGACGCTTCATATTACTACTTCTCTTGTAGATCACTTACACATCTTACAGGTGGCAGCGATGGAGCAGGTAGTGGCACGGTGCTTTCTACCGTACTTCCAAACAAGGCATCCATTGCTTCTGTAGGTGGTACGCTCTATATTGGTAACATCGGACCTGCAATTATCAAATACGGTGGTCCTGGAGCGTTTGCTACCTCGACAACTCTACAAGGTGTTCGGGTACTAAGGAAGTTTGCCGGCTCACTTATTGGTCTTGGCCTTATTCCTGCGCCGGGAACAGTTATAGCCTCTGTTGACATGATCTTTGCGTGGAGTGCCGCGCTTGACCTAGATACTTGGGCACCGCTTGGACTTGATGGAAATGTCACAGGAGCTGACTTTGCTCAACTTGCAGATATTGGAGACTACCTCACCGGACTTATTGTAACCAATGCTACAGCTTTTATTATTCGTTCTCAAGGTATAAGTTATGCAACTGCCACAGGAAATGCGACTTCTCCATTTAACTTTGATCACATTGGACTCGGTGATGAAGGAGAAGGAGCTCAAGTTACAGCATTACTCGCTCAGTATGACCAGTCGGGTTTGTATGTAGGTAACTCAGACGTTTATCAAATCGCAAATGGGATTACAGCCGTGGGTGCTAAGATTAAGACGGCGCTTTTTAATGCTTTGAGTAATAATCCTTTTAGGTTTTTTGGTAATGCTGCCTGCGCTGTAATGATTAACTCTGAGACTGTACTCTTTTTACTCGCCGTTGGTAACGTGATTTACATTTATAATCCGTCAAACGCTACTTGGCAGACGATAACATTAGCTGTCCTAGCGGCTGATCTCTACTCTCTTGCTCTTGGAGTGTTTGCCTCCTCGAATACTACGGCAAGTTCTAACTTGTTCAATCAGTGCTCGCCGATTATAGTGGTAGAACTATCTCCTCAGGTATACCAATTCTACGAACTATCTGAGGGAGTGCCAAATGCGTTATCTCTTTCTTTACCTCCAAGCGTGACTTTTCCATCTGAGGAAGTTGCTTTTGGACGTGATATAACTGTGGATGGAATATACTCTGCGATCAGTGCTCAAGTTTCGGAGAATGTTGCTATGCTTTACAATCTTAACGGTAATGTGTTTAGCGCTCAGTCGCTAACTCCGACCGAGTTTGATTCTTTGAGTGCTTTACCAGTAGGAACGCAGGTATTCCCTGATTCAGTCACATCCTCTGGAGCTGTCACAGAGCATTCTCCGCAACTTCAGATTTCCATAGCGGCATTGCCGGATACGGGTACAGCATTAGTTCGGATCACAAAACAAGCTATTTTTGGTTCCTTTGATCCAAGACAGAGGCCAGTGTAATGTTACCAAAAGATCCTAACACGTTTGCACACACATTACCAGAGCAGCACAGACAAGTGCTACAGTCTGTGCATCAAGTTCTTACTGGTAATGTAGACATGGGAACTCCAACTTCAAAGGATTTGACAGGACAGTACAATGAGTTTCAAAAAGGAAATGGCTCTGGTGTTCTTATTCGAATTGGCGCTACTGGCAGCACTGGCAATGCTTATACATGGCCCAGCTCTGGTAATCTGGTTATCAACCACGGACTGCTGCGGCAGCCAATAGGTTGTCATATTGTAAGTTCTGACAAACAACTTACACACTGTCAACCTGTAGCACCGGATGAAAACAACATTACACTTTTACCATCTGACCCAACAGCAAATGCTACAATCTACGTGTTCTAGGAGTCTGCATGAGTTTTCTTGCTAGTGATTGTGCCGCGGGAGTTACTGGACTTCTGATGAACCGATCCGTCGCCACTACCGTAATGATGGAAGCTATCAGAAAGTCAGTACTGGAGCTGACAACGGATTATAAACATCCTCTGTTGGAAGACACTGGTCCGATTGTGAGTTTAGTAGCGTATCAGAATAACTATGCAGCAAGTTTCTTTTTGCAGACAGCGGAAGCACCGCTGGATGTAAATAAGGTCAATTCGTTTTTTATTTTCAATAATCCTTACTCAGTGCCCTCGCTCTCGAATCTTGCGACTAACGCTGGCTATGATTTGAAATTTTGTAGTCCTGATTCGATTGAAGTTTTGTTGAACATTCCTGGGTTGCCGATGTATTGGACTAGGAATAACAATCTAATTTATCTTGCTTCGATGCCTGATAACGCATATAATTGTTATATGCGCTATCAAACACAGCATCCACTTACACAAATTGTAATCGCACCTACTGATACTACTGCAGCCGCAGCTTTTGCGGCACAACAGATTATGATGGCTGATGAGTGGCAGGAGATCTTAGAATATGCTGCGGCAATCAGAATAGCGCCGACAGTAAACTTGGCTGACAAGAGAACAGAGCTTCATACATCTCTGTATGGAGATCAGAAGTTTCAAACAAGTGCAGGAATCGAAGGCGCACCGGGACTTATTTTTCAGCGTACCTCGCAGCGTAACAGAGATCAAGGAACAACTACAAGGCGGATGCGCCTGAGAATGGGGAGTGTGTAAGATGGCCACAAATAACATGGTGCCGTATTCAAATCCGCAAGGAAATAACCAGACGAATCCTGGAGCAGGAGGAGCGACTCCTGCGGCATTACCGCTTCCTGGAGCAACGCCGGCAACAGTTACTAATGCTGCGGCGACTGCTAATCCGCTTGTACCTGCTACTGCTACTACGGGGACTGTCCCAGCTTCGTCAACTGTTCCTAGCGCATCTGTTGGTGATAGCGGCAGTGAGATCAATGACATTTTTGGTAGCGGCGTTGGTGGAGATATTAACAGTTTTCTTGGCTCGATCAGTGGAACTAACTCTGTGGTTCTGCAGGATTATATCAAGTCCCTTCAACCACAAATGGCTACCGCGCAAGCTCAGACTAACGCTGCGCTTGGCGCTGGTGGAGTATCAGCTAATTCTAGTGTGGCTGGTATTGCTGATGCAGATCTTCAAGCTCAAGAAACAGCTTCTATCGCTGGAGAGAGTGCTAACCTAACTGAATCTGGTCTACAGATGCAAGAGAGCATGATTCAAGGTATGGAAGCTCCGGCAGAGAATTACACAGCAGAACAATCTATGATGCCGTGGGAAATCGCCGGGGCAGGTATTGGAGCAGCTGGTAACGTCATCAAGAGCATAATCTAAGGAGAAAAAGATGGGAAACACACTCGAACGGCCTTTGTCGCAGACTACTCAAACATCTTCAGTACCTGCATCTGTAGGTGGTGGTGGAGTTGATATTGGAACGTTGTTACAGCAGATTCAGGGTGACACAGCGACACAACAGAAACTTATGCGCGAGGCAATTGCTCCTGTGAGTGGCTCACACGTAGGTCAAATTCCGTCGGCGCTGACAAAACCTGTCGGCGAGGCTCCTCAGAGTCAGACTCCCTATGAGCGACCTCTTAGTAAGGGTGAAGCTATTTCTAACATGATTAACTCGGCTGGTAACGCTGTGAGTAAAGTTATCACAGCGGAGAAAGCGCAGAAGCAGACGCATCTTACAGACGCGGCGACTAAACTCTTTACGGCGCAGACAGCGATAGACGAAGCTCAACAGCAGCATGATTCTGCTACAGCTATCGGCGATAACGCCACAGCGCAAAAAGCTCAGCAACTTATTGATCAGAATACCAAGGTAAGAGATGGTATAACTTCTGATCCTAAGTTGAGAAAGGCCTTGGCAAAAGGACTCAATATTGATTATATTGATCCTTCCAACAATAAGACCGAAGAACATGCTGCTGTGCAGGCGGCGATCAAGAACGCCAAGAATATACAAGAGAAACGTCAACTTGCACAGCAGGAACAGCAAAAGCGTAATCAGCAAGGTGCGCAGAATTTTGGTCAAGCATTTGCTAAGTCCCAGCCTCAGACACTGGCGCCTAATCAAATGGCACAAGCACAGCTTGAGGCATATCAACAGCAGCGTAAAGATGCTATTGAGACATTCAAAGCGATGGGTCCAATTTACGCAGAGCAACTCAGAGCACAAGGTGCCGTCACTGTCGAAGGTATGCGTAATGCTACCGATCTTCGTAAAGCTGCTATCGAAGCAGCGGAAAAGCTCGATGAGCAGATTCTCAAGAATAAGCAAGCTGATAAAGATAATGCTGCTGCTCGCAGTCTTGAAGGGATGCGTGACGCAAATGCACGCTCTCTTGAATTACTCAAACAGGGCAATCCAATTGAAGTGCTCAAGTCTTTTAACGATGCGCAGAAGAACTATGAAACTTCAATCACTGAGAATCAGAAGAGTCGTCAAGCCCTGAATAATGAGCTTGACAAAGCAAGTTCTAGCAGAGCTCCTGAGATTCGCAGACAACTTCAAGCTATTGATGCCAGCGATGTGCAAGCAAAAAACGCTTTTACACTTAATCGCAACGTGATTGCAAAAGGTCTAAATGTCAGTGTAGATGATCCACGTTTGCAGATTCCTACTGTTCATGTAGGCGAAGGAGCAGGAAATGCCACAACTTCAGGAAGTTCCTCAAGCACAGTCAGTACCGACCTCGACCCCAGAACAGGACATCCCTGGAAGTCAAGCGTTTCAGCAGCAGACAGACTTATTGTTAAAGCACACTACGGAGCAGGTATCCTCAGCCATGATGTCAATCAAGAGATTGACTCAGTCAACCAAGGCATCAGGAAAATCCAGAGATTCTTCGACCCAGACAAGAATACCACAGACTAGCACAAGCGGAAATCTTCGCTCTGCGCTACAAGAGGAGATGGGTAATTTTATCCAACAGTCTCGTATTTCCGAGCTGAAGCAGAAGTATCACTCAATTAACTCTCTCAAGGATAGCGAAAAGATTCAAGTTGTGAAAGATACCAGCTTGAATCCATTCTTGTTTGACAATCGTGTGGATGGGATTGCAAATAGCATGAGCCGTTGGGCGCAAGAAGCGCCGCAGTTTATAGGACGTAGCGACGGCGAGAAGTTGCAGATTGCTTCAAGGTACTATGACGAAGCTCTTGCACCTTTGTATATCAAAGCAGGTGCGCCACCACTCTCAAGAGATACATGGTTACGTAATGCTTGGAAGACCGGTCTGACATACGATCCTTCTCAGACTTATAGAAATCCAATCTTGAAAGGTGTTCTGCATGGAGAAGATTCCGCTATTGCACAAGTGATGAATACTACTCGGACTTTGACAAACATTGCTGGTTTACCTATAGTAGCGATGGAAGATTCAATCAAAAGTGGTGACTTCACGGGTCTTGTCGGCTGGCATAATCTATACATGAATATGCACAACCGAATCAAAGAGGACGGTGTTGTTACAGGAATAGCAAAAGCCATCGAGGACACTGGCGAACGTAATCCGACTGGTGGTTCTAAGTGGATGCACAATGTGGCATCGCAGATGTCCTTCTGGCGAGATGTTACTCCTGCTCGAACATTCTCTGAGAGTGCAACTTCGTTTGTTGTAGAAAATGCGATGCTACTCCCTCTCTTTAGTGGAATTGGTAAAGCATCTGAGCTGGGCATCGGTCTTGTTGCAAAAAGCGCTGATGGTATTCCAGTCATTAAGAACCTTACACAAGTTCTTGGAGCATCTAAAGTAGGTCAACAAGCTGCGAAGATGTTAACTTACGGAACTGAAGGATTGATTTACCATGATCTTACTACGGACACCCCAGATAAAAAAGATGCTTGGAAGACGGCGTTACAGTTTGCAGCAATGGGTACTCTGTTCTCTGGACTTGGTAAAGGTGCTTCAAAACTTGTAGATATGCTTCCTGAAGGCGCAGAAAAAGATGCCATGAGCGCCGCCGAGAAGGAAGCAAACCTTGGCGCTCAAGGAAAACAAAGCGCGACGGCAGATGATTATCTTCGTCAATATAGAGTCCACTTGGCCTCTGTAATGGCTGCTGGTGGTAGAGCGGGAACAGCTTCGGTTGTAGAAGAAGCGTTGGCTCATGTAGTGATGGAAGAAAAAGCTCCGATGGATGAGATGGACGCTTTGAAATTTCGACAAGATAGAAGCGATGAAGATCCTGTTCATTGGAAGACCGTATTTGCGAACATGACAATTATCAAACAGTTTCTTGGTGAGCAAGGTTGGAAACTTTCAGAGTTCAAACCTGATGATCCTCGGTGGGGGGATTTGAAAGGATTTATCAACACACAGTTAGATCAAGCTGCTGATGAGATGGATTTACACGTGCCACAAGTTCAGGAAATGAAAGGTCAAGAACTTCTGGAACCTTATATGAAAACTCCTGAGGGACAGAAGGAGTGGCAGGAGGAGTTAGCCAAAGCGCAAGAAGCATATAAAAATCATCCTGGTGGCGCTGAGAAGGCGCCGGTGGTTGCTAAAGCAGCAATGCTCAAGCGTCGTGTTGCAGCTGTGCAGAAAGCGGCAGAAGAAAGAACTGTTACAGGACCGGAGAATGTAAAGAGGAATCAGCCAAAAGCACCTTCTATGAAAACTGCCACCCAACGTACTGAGTCACGTTATGAGTACGACAAAACAGGTAAAGTTACCGGCTATCAAATGGGTATTTCTTTTAACTGGAAAGTTGCCGCTAACAAAGCTGCTACGGCAAAAGGTGGTACAGATACCACAAAGTTCTGGCAAGAATATGTGGATTCTCTCGTAGGTAAGACTGACGATGATGTAAGTGCTGCACACGCTTTTGCAGATGATCTCAGGACATACTTTAATCCACTTAAAGAATACGGTCTGACTTTTGAGAAGGCGAACACTCAAGGCGGAGATTGGACAAATTTTCTAGCTTTCATGTACTCGTACAAGGATAAACTTCCTGGACCTGTTGCAAACAAGCTGGAAGATATTCTAATGAACAGTCCTAAGATGAGCGCGCTTCTTGGCAGGAAAACAACGACTGAAGGTATCAAAGAATTTGGTCAAGCAATTCAAAATCATGTGGATATTTTTACGCGCTCAGATTGGTACAAGAAGTACGGCAAAAGAAACGTCTTCCGTTCCTCGCAACCTGGGATCAGTGGAGAAGACTCACTCTCTAAGTGGCAGCGTGACAAGAAACTCATCGAGAGCGCGCACAAGAATGATCTAGCAAAAGGCAAGGAGTTTTATCCTGGCAAATCAAAAGCGATGCTTGAAGCAAGATCAAGATACGAGACAACTTTGAAAAAGTTGCAAGCCCAAGAGCTAGAGATTTATCTAAAGGGTAAGCCTCATAAGGTAGCTGAACTTATGTCGAAAATACGTAAACATTTGTCAGCATCTGGAGGTAACTAATGGGAATCGGCGGCGCGGTAGATGCGGTAAGTAATCTCGCTCGTGATTTGTACAAACCAGCTTCGGAAGCTGCTGAGAAGTCCGGCGTGGCAAAAATGGGCCGCGAGACTTTTCTCGCTCAGGCAGAAGAATTTAAGCGTTCTCCTGAAGGAATGAAGGTTGGTACCAGGTTAGTTGACTATGATTTTAGACGCCAGCAAATCTTAAACGATCTTGTCAAACCTGTCACCGCAGTACATGAGGTAATTAAAAATGATCCTACCCAACTTCGTTCTACGATTGGTAAGCTACATTCTGACCTCAAAACACAAGCACATCCTGTGGCGTCGGATACAGGTAAGATTATCGCTTTGGATTCTGCAAATGCAGAACTCACGTTGCAAGAGTATGCAGCGAAGCTAGGCCCGCAAGCGATATTGCTTGCACAGCAGCAGGTTACAGGTGAGAATCATTCTCTGCTTATTGGAGATTTGATGCCCCTGTATGAGAAAGGCGATCCTTTCTCAGAGGCTCATGCACAAGCTTTAATGGACATAGCTTCTAATCAATTTCATGATGCTACACGACCGCTGGAACTTGGACAGAATGGAGTTTCGTTGTCAGGTGTGGATCAATCTAAACTCAAACTGAACATGAAGAGTGCTTTGATGCTTGAGAATAAATTTCGCCAAGCAAAAGAAGAAGAGCCTCTTAATATCGACCTGAACAAAATCAACACAGCAAGTGTACACGAACGTACTAATGCTGTAGAGCGTTTTGCATCCAAACGAGCGAGAATCTTTCTCGCTCCTATGATTGCGGTCAATCACGTGAGTACGTTTTTTAATCCAGTTTCTGCGACGCCACTAGAGAGTATTTCTAAGGCTATGGCAGGAATGGAGAACGGTGAGATTAAAGAACTCTCTGATGCCGCCGCAATCTTTACCTCGCAGCACTTTCACATGCTTATGGATGACATGTCTAGCGAGACAAACCCGCTTGTCACTAAGATTGGTAAACCAGAAGTCGGGCGTTTGTATAATCAAATTTTTCACAATCCTGGGTTCAATTTTATTCGTAATGTCCAACTCAAAGCGTCAGCGGCGATGGGCTATCATGCGGCGAATTACTGGGCTGAAAAAGCCTTTCGAGGAGATAAGCTCTCAGCAATTGAACTCAAAGATCTTGGATTAAACCCAGAGGAGATCATCAAACGCGGCGGGCAACTCACACGCGAAGAGAAGATAAAAGCAATCTATTATTTCACAAATAATAGGGCTTTCATCTCTCGTCCTTTTGATCGCTCGCTTACAGCAACAAGAAATCCTTGGACACGTATGCTGACGATGTTTCATGGATATGTCTCAAGTCAACAACGATTTATGCGTAGAGAACTTCAGAAGAAGTTAGAAGCTGGCGATTATGTAGGAATTGCTCGTTATGCGGGCACGGTGGGTTTACTGTTTCCAACAATTGCACCGATGCTAAAGGCGGCAGAAACTGTTGCTCGTACAGGCTCTCCTTCTACAGCAAGTAGCGGGATGCAAAAAGATTACGAAACTCTTGCACATCCTGAGAATGTTGCACAATTTAGTGCAGAGTATCTTGATATGCTCTCATACTTTGGTTCTTGGGGTATCATGCACTCTTTCATCGGCGCGGCGCATGGTGATAGACTTGCTCTTGCTCTAATGGGACCGATCGCTGGAGATGCAGTTCGGACAGCCCAGGATACGATCAATTTTTCTACGAAGTCTACCAAGACTGGCAAGCATAACATCAAACCACTTGCTAAGGATATTCTTCAACAGACTGTGCCAGGAGTAGGTAATATCGCAGCACATCAGATATTCCCTGCAAATACGGTGAATCAATAAGGAAAGGAGGAATAACCCATGAGCGGTCAAAGTGCAGCACTCTCACTCAAAGAAGCGCGGGCAATGCAGGAACGTGTGCAAGCCAGTGGTTCACAAGCCAAAGGCTGTGGCAATGGTCACAGTAAGAAGCCACATGAAAACCAAAAAGCAGATCACGCTGGAAAGAATAACAAGTAGTACAAAGGAGCTGCAATGAAGATAGCAATGTCCTCTTTTTCTGGCATGGGCGCGTGGTTTATCTTACGCCTCCTTGCGGAAGGTCATGATGTAGACTACTTTTTGTCTAAGCCAGAGTATTATGAGGATGTTCTTGGGGGGTTAATTCCACCCCCCAAGAAGCTATCGCTGGATCATAGACGCACACAGCAAGGGTTTGGGTATCCTTCGTATAAGGGATATGATCTGTCACTGTTTGATCTAACAGGGAAACCAAAGCAAGCGGATGCTTCGAGAATGGAGGCGCCGACGTTAGGAGATGGCTCATTTGAAGAAGCTCTGGAGGATGATAGGAAATTCGGCTTGGAAGCAATGGAGCAAGCGAAGATTGTGGTGCCACCGTATCAGGAGTTCAAGACAGCTTCGGAGGGGAAGGCGCACATAAAAAAAGAAGGAAAACGTTACGTCTATAAACCCTATGAAGGTCCAGGTGGGAATGATGATAAGGCGCTAACGTATGTTGCTAAGGATGCGTCGGATATGCTTAAGGTAATTGACAGATTGTATGCGCTGTCGAAGAATCAACCATTCATTCTACAAGAGTTCGTTAAGGGTACAGAAGCTTCGGTGATGGGTTATTTTAACGGCACGGATTTTTACATGCTTACTTGTACACTTGAAGAGAAGAAGTTTATGAACGATAACAAAGGACCAAACACTGGGTGTTCTGGTAACTTGGTCTTTGCTATCTCAGAAGAGTCTAAGCTCTATCGTGAAGGCTTGAAGAAGATCATACCTTTTCTACGTGAGAATCATTTCACTGGTATGATTGATCTTAATACTATTGTGACAATGGACACAGCTTATGGCCTAGAGTGGACGCCGCGATTCGGCTATCTTGCCGATACTACTATCGCCGCCATGTATGGTTCAGGTTTCGGCGAAATGTTACAACGTATAGCCTCATTCCAGATACCTCAAATCAAGTGGCGAGCACCGTTTGGAATGTCGGTGACGCTTTCAATACCGCCGTATCCTACTGAGATTCGAGTCTCAAAAGCCAAGGATGTTCCTATTGAGGGACTTGATCCAGAGGATCTTGAGCAACTCACACACACGTATATGTACGATGTGAAACTCGCTAAGGATAAAAAATCTCTTATCACTAGCGGTAACTACGGTTATGTCTGCGCACCTATTGGCATTGGCGATTCTATTGAAGAAGCCGCCGCACAATGTGATAAAGCGCTTAATAAAATTAACATCCCAAACATGCAGTATCGTACCGACATTAGCAAATCAACGCTCAAGCGTTATCAATTTCTTGAAACTAACGGCTGGCTCTAGGAGGAAGTATGAAAAAGTTACTCAGACTATTTGGGATGCTACTGCTTGTGAGTGGCATTTCTTATGCGCAAACTACTACGGTAACTGCTACAGTAACCGACTCGGATAATGTATTATGGTTTGGCGGAACTGTTACAGTTCAATTTGTTCCTAACCCATCGCAGCCAAATCTTAGCGTTTACAGGATAAATGGTGCGCCTTTATCAGCAGCTATCATAGGACAAGGACCAATTTCTCTAGGCTTAGGAGGGATTTTTTCTGTTACAGTCTATGATAACACTCAAGTAACTCCAGCTGGAAGTTCTTGGCAGTATACTATATGTCCCCTCTCTACCTCCAAATGTGGGATAGTAGTTCTTCCTGCCGCAGGTTCAAGCATGGATATATCCTCGCAAGTCACGGCTACTATTCCAGCACCACGCTTTCCTGCTTCCGTAGGAAACTACGGCTATACTGACGGGGAGGCAATTCTACAACTTGTACCGGGTAATATTTACTACAATGTTACCGACTCTTGTTATAGGGGTTATAATGGTGTTATATGGGGCTGTATTACAGGACAAGTTTTTCCTATTCCGATACCGATTATTCAAGGTGGCACAGGTGCAACCACGGCAGCCGGGGCGCTGGTGAACCTTGGCGCGGTCTCAACCGCAACAACGGTTAACGGCCACGCATTAAGCAGCAACGTCACAGTTTCCGCTTCAGACTTGACCACTGGCACATTGCCTCACGCGCAGTTGCCCACACTGCTTTCCGGCGACATACCAAACAACGCAGCCAACACCACAGGCAACGCGGCCACAGCCACCTATGCGACTAGTGCGGGAACTGCCACAGACCCGACGAAACTTCCCCTCACTGGCGGTACGCTGACCGGCGCACTCAACGGCACCAGCGCATCATTCTCAGGCAACGTCTCGGCTGGCAGTGAGACGCTTGGATCGCCATTGCTTCCGGCGTCGGGCGGCACCGGCTCTACTACCGCAGCAGGGGCGAATCTCAACATCACCGGCGTAACGCAGACGGGAACGCTGGGCACCAGTTCGCAGGTGAGTGCGTTCCCAGGCACGGTCCAGGGCGCGACCGTTGAGGCAGGGACTACGGTAGCTAATAATCTGCCCCTTAACGTACTCAGCTATGGGGCAACAGGCGGAAACAGCACGTTAGATACTACGGGCCTTACAAACGCAATCGCGGCGGCCTGTGCAACTGCCCACGGAAACGGGGGTGTAGTCGAGGTTGATATTCCCGTCACGTCTTCGGCCTACGTCATCAGTTCTCCAATCGCTCTCTGCTCGAACCTCCACGTTCACGGGGTTGGAGGTCATCCGTCGATCAATGCTGCTGCTGGCTTGTTTACCGTGACAGGGCAGATTCACGGGGAGGTTGACCACCTTGATATAGAGGGCGGTGGTGGAACTTCAACCTATGCGATTCAACATCTCGCCAGCGGAACATCCGATCTGCTCTGGCTGTATCACGACAACATTATCTACGGATTTGGGAACGGCACTGCTGGGGGCTGCTTCAATTTTGCGAGCGGCTCTGATTCTAATAGCTTAAAGATTTACCATAACCATCTTGGCTGCGATACGGCTGACGTGAAGAAGAGTGGTCCAGCCGATACGATGGACATCGCCGATAATTTGATGACCTCGTGGACTACGACCAGCGGCGGTTGGTGCATCGACGCATCCGCTTCGGGGGGAGGTTTGGCCTCTGACGTGGGAGCCGGAACTCAGCGCATTGAGCACAACAACATGCAGTGCGCGGTTCAGGGGCCGATCAGGATTAACAGCCAAGCGACATGGCTTATCGAAGACAACGAGTGGGAGTATGAAGGCGGCGGGACACTCACAAACGCGCAAGGTGCGGCCTACGATTTCATTGCCGCAGGATTCATGACCGTCTCGAACAACTTGAGCAACACCCACACGAACGCTTCGTATGACTACTATGTGGGAAACGGCGTAGGCTCTAGCGATTTCTCGAACAACTGGGGTCTCGCAGTCGTTTCCGCGTATTCGTTTTTTGTCGGGACGGGCATCTACAACACCTTCGAGAACAATCAGGGCGCAAACGGGCCGTCAGTTGAATATTCGAGCGGCGGTATAGGAATCCAAGGAGGAAGCCAATACTCGGCTGGGCGTTTCTTTGGGTGTCGGACCAGTACGTTCGGAGGTCTTGAGTTCTGTCCTACGGTTCAATTCGATGCGGCAGCAACTTTTGGCAGCACTGTTGGCATTACAGGGACGCTCGGAGTGACCGGGGCAACGACACTTAACAGCACGCTTGCCGTGACGGGTAGCACTACTGTTGGTGGAACGCTAGGCGTCATAGGGGCGGCAACTTTTGGAAGCACACTTAACACCTCTGGATACGTGGAAGTTACGACCGGGGATCAGTCCACGGCGCGAGTAAAAATAAATAACACTGCGGGCAATGAGTGGGATCTTGCCTCTGGCGCTTGCAGCATGGATCAGACGAGCCTTGCTGCCTGTAATGTTACGGCGGGAACAGTTCCGTTTCAGATCGGGGCAGGAGCGCCTAGCCGGAGTTGCACGGCGGGAGTTTATATCAATACATCAGCCACGAGCGCGTCCACGGTTCTCTATGTCTGTTATGGAAGCGCTTGGACAGCGGTTACTGTACCGTAGTTGAATACATCTGAACGGTACCTAATCGTCAGATGGGAGGTAATTCGGGGCATGAAGCAGATACTCACGACACTACTCAGTCTGGCAGCATCGGTGGCTTGTGCGCAGACGGTCTTGGTGACGTCTACGCAACTTACCGACTCTGCGGGGACTTTCTAACCGCGCCGCGCGGCAGGAACGATTTGCAAGCGGAACACGAACGCAACAAAGAAGCCCCACCTTAGAGTGGGGCTTTCTTACACTTTCTTAAACTACCGATAGTACAAAATCAAAAGCCGCCATAGCCTCAGCTCCTTCAATCTTGATTGCACCGTTGTAGTAATCCATGTACTTGAATGGAAGTCCAGCCTTGTTTGGAATCATTGTTCCTGTTTGAAAACCGAAGAGAATACGATCACCGATCTTAAATTCAGATTTCTCTCTTGCTATAGAACCCATCGAAACTACGACGCCGGTAGTAGGAAATTCTTTTGCTGAACGTGGAATCCAAACTCTGCCACCAACACCTTTACACTCTGGGCAGACTTCGTCTTTAGCGGCGCTTTCATAGTCACCATTGCACTCTGGACAAGGAAGTGTACTTCTATTAGCCGCAACCTCGGAGCCTAAAACATTACTGAGATTAGTTATTTGCTCAGACGTATACTTGAGTCCTGGCCTTCCACACGTTACACACTCACACTGATACTTAATACGCTTTTTACCTAGACAAGTCTTACACTCATAGCCTGAGAGTGGAATATCTAAGCTAACAAGTATTCTCTCTCCCAGAGCTTCAAATGTATAAGCATAGCCTGGAATAGTAACTTTGTTAGAGCCGTCAAGTACAATCTCGCTGGAAGACTTGAGTGCTATGTCAGCAGCGTCTTCGGCTTCGAGCTTTAGACGCTCAGCTTCAAGAAAATTTGGTGCGCCAGGTACTACTGGTTCTTCTGGTGCTACATTCACGGACCTGCTTGATTCTGGTATACTCCAAATCGCCATCACGGACCTACCTTTTTTGCTACAGGTTGATAAAACGTCATTTTGTTTGAGTTCACCACAGTGCAATAACCTATGGTTTCAAGAACGTAAAGAATTCTATCAAGAGCTTCTGGAGAGTTCAAGTGTCTGTGCAAGGCTTTGAAAATCTCTTTCTTCGAGACTCTACCATACTTCTCGATAAAATCCTGTACTCGCGCTGTTACTGCGGCGTCCATCCCTTCTCCGGCACCGCGGAAAAGTTTTGTCAAACTTACGAGAATCTTTTGTATCTCTGCTATGGCGTTGACCATATCCATATCAGAGATGTGAAGAGAGTTATCCCGTGAGACACTGAAGATCATAGCTAATTTGAGAATATGAGCTTTAATTCTAGCTCGAAAATTTGCTACAGCTTCAGAGTCATCCTTTGATGAGGCAGCACGATTGAGACGTAGGAAAGCCTCAAAGCGTAATCGTGCGCCGGTGTCTATGACAAACTCTCCACGAAGAGTACCTATTTCTTGCAGATCGAGAACGAGATTGTCGTATAGAGCTTTGGATTTTAAGTTCTTTTTGAGCGGCTCTGGAAATGGCAAGTCTTTAGATGGGTTCTCAGCATAGATAAACAAGCATCGTGACGAAAATCCACCAGTAATAACCATGTGAGCTTCTCTATTGACATTGCGAAGAAAATCTGGAACGCTTGCCGCAAGCAAAGAGCAGCACATATTATCAATGGCCACATTTCCCTTATTCTTTGTTTGATACTCATAAGTCGTTTTACTCCAGGCTTCTTCAAGAAATTCAAGCATCCAATCTGATGCTCCAAGCAAGACACGAATCTCAGAACTAAAGAGCAAGCAGTTGTGGTCATTCTTCCCCAGCACAAGTTGCATATTCTTTAGCTGCGGCGCCGTACTCCAGCCATCCGAGATACGCTCAATAATACGTTCTGCGGTAATGCGATCAGACAGTGTATTGACTACCTGATTTGGTTTAGTGTCTGTAATCATCTGCTCAAGAATGTTCATCGAAGCTCCTTTGCCAACACCAGGAGGTCCGACAAGTACTATGAACATATTCGGATAGAGAGTGTATGTACCAATCTGAAAGTACACATTGTTTTTGAGCGCCGCTCCAACGAGAGAGAGTGCCGACCAGATGATAAACGTGTCAGGAATATCAGTATGAGGACTGACGCAGTCAATAAAACTTTCATGGAACGGCTTCTTTAGGACTCTGCTCATGCTAGAAGCTCTTTCTTATGCTGTGATTAGAACTTGCTTTGGCTCTACCGCTGCTAACTTGTCCTTGAGCTTCTCAATCGCCGCCTTGACTCCAGCACGAGTTACTTCTTTGACTTTGACTGTTGTCTGGAAGTCATAACCAACTTCTGCTTCGATGGGAATTTCAACGGTAATTCCGTTATGGAACACGATTGTGCGTTTAAATGAATCGACAACGCGAAGCAAGTACCTATATACAGTCTCGGTATCGTCTCTAACATCTTGCACAATTGAGTCATGGCCTTCTTGCACAATGCGACGTTCGGAAAGGTCATAGTGACTTTCCATCTTGAGCACAGCCATTCCGGTATTATCACCCACTGTTGACTGCGGGATATAAGCATAAGCCTCTTTGAAGACACTGGAATTACTATCATTTGGTCTCGCTCCTAAGAACTGACGTTCTCTCCCAAAGGGAGTTACTAGCATGTGTGTTTTGGAGATTGTGTCTTTAACGTACTGGTGAAAGATCTTCTGCACAGAAGGATCGTGCGCAGCGACTTTCTTGAGAAACATGTTACAATCGCTCTCACTAAAACTAAAGCCTTCTTGCGCCAGTGCATCGCTCATACGACCAGCTTTCATGTCGTAGTTGCTAGCATGACGAGTTTTCTTCCCAAGATACCGCTCCATTGATTCTTTCCACTCATTAGGAGTCTTCGCATTGAGTGGGATGCCGAAGATAACAGAAGCAAGCCGAGTGTGCCGACCGTAAACGTCAGTATCATCTCGTAGTTCCTTGAGTGCTTGATGATTCTCAGAGAGCGCACTTACTGGCCAATCTTCAGCACTGATCTGATCGACCATTAGGAAAATGTTTCCGGGTCGAGATACTAGACAGCGCCGGTACATGGACGCTACGTCTGAGTGCTTCGGAAAATTCTGAGCATTGTTCCCAAATCCAAAAGTATGTCTTCTACTTGAACGTCGTCCTGTGAGCGTTCCGGCGACATTATAGTTACTAAGAAAGAACGCGTTGGAATCTCTACTGAGCAATCTAGCGTTAAGATAAGAGGAGTAGAGTTTACCAAGCTCTCTAATCTTAAGAATTGCTCTAATCGCAGGATCTCCTCCGGGATACGCAAACTGATTCTTCGAGAGCATCTTCTGGAGAGCGAGTTCTCCGGTTGAGTAGTTTTGTCCATAATCTCCCTCTGAATTCTTTTTTGTGATCTTGACAACTTCATAGCCAAGAGTTTTTAATCCTGTCAACAGCGCAAACTTACCCTGTGTCGCATTGATATTAATTGCGCCGCCAGCATTAAGACCTTTGACAGCCTCATCTGGAGCATTAGCCGCGCCGACAAAAACCTTTGTTCCCCACTGATTCGATGCGATAGCTAGTTGTCGCGTGACTTCCGCTTTAACGATAGCTTTAGCCTCTGCGATTCGTGCTGTATTGACGCAGATGCCGCGGTTGCCTATTTCATAATAGGCTACTTGAAGAGCGTGTTCATAGGAATTGGTTACTCGATCTGGCACTACAAACCTTCTCTTTCCAGAATTGCTTTCATAGCATCAACCTCAGCAACAATTTTATCCAACTCATGTTGAAGACTCAAAATATAACAAATTGGAATAATCTCTCTCAGCATAAGAGCGATTTCACGGATTTTTGCCAGGTGCTTGTTCATTGATTCTCCTTACCTCAATTGCGGCCGTTCGTTAAACTCAAGTTCTTGTGCGTCGTAGATCTCTCTTGTGATGCAAGCATCCAGACAATTGTATCTACGAAATTTGTCCATATATTTAAGTGTCCAATGATGGCCATCATCTTTGTAATAGGGTTCACGAGTATACTGTCTCGTCATAAACTGTAACTTATGACTCAACTCTGGCCACAAGATATGATGGCGCAGCAGAGTATCTTGGACTCTTTCAAGTCGTATCCTAAACCCCAGCATGTTATGAAACAATGCGTCATAGTTAAAAAAGTTCTGACCCAAGAGAATCGGAACATTGTAATAGAGATCATCAAGTCTTCTCCAGAGTTCTCTGTTCTCGCTTGGCTTATCCCTAAAGAGCTTGAAACTAATCCCAAACGTAGCCGAATCAGCAAGACCCATCAATAGTGGATACCCTGGATGTGGAGAATACTTCTGGCTTCTATACGTGGGATTCTCGATATCGTCAGACAAAATCTTTGCGCTACGAAAACGCTCAAGATATACAATTAACTCATCCATATCCATGTCGTGATACTTCATCACACGTTCTGGAAGAGCTTGAAGTGTGCCATGTTTCTGCCAATACTTAAACTCATCGCGGACTTTCTGTAAGTCCACATAGGTAGTGATGTTCCGCTCTGTCCAATCCGCCACGCATCTGTCAGGACCATAGACAGGGATCATGTAATGTGGATACGCGAGTGACGGCGCCGACAACAGAGAGCCAGCGTACTTCTGCAACTGTCCTGCACTCGTAGTCATTAGTTTAGGCTCTCTTAACTCCGTCAAAAACCAACCTGCCGCGTCTCCTAGAACGAGGACAATCGGAGGAGTATAATGCACTAACTCAGCATCCAGACTAGCATAAGCATGAGCATCGTCAGTGTTTGGAGCACGAGAAGTAAAATAACAATCTGATTGATTGATACCAGCTTCTTGAAGCATCTTGAAGAATACATGACCCATTCCTCCTGAGAAGAGTGTGCCCTTGTCAGAGCCGTAGGGTTTAGCTAGTATAACCCAAATGCGAGATGTTGGTGTACCACGCGGGCCAATATAGGGCATCAGTGTTTACTCCTTGCTGCGTACTTTCCTGTTAGATATCTAAAACTGCCAGCAAGAGCTCTGCATATCTTACACTCTCTTGCCCCTCTTACATTTATGTACGTGTTTTCTTCTGTGTATAGATGGTTTCTTGGACAAGATACTTTAGAGTCGTTGAAATGATGCCCTTCCTCCACACAATCTTTTACATTTTCGAGCTGGGTTCCACTGTATAGGTGTTCTGGATTAAAACACCTTCTTGAAGAACATTCTTTTTTATGGTTTACGTTTAGATTTTTCTGGAACTCCGAAGGTCTAAATAAGGCAAAACTCAGTCTATGAACACGCCAATCTTCATTCTTAAAAGACATAGTACCATAACCAGTTTTCAAAACTGATCCGGTCCATAACCAGCAACCATTGGTGGTTATAAAACGACTACTCAGCAGTCTTTTTTTCGTTCTTTCTTCATAGGCAATATCGTAGATCATTGAACACGCTCCCAAATATCCCTGAGCCAAAACAGTTGTTTTACCGAGCAAGAGGTTTGCATCCCATCAATAAAGGCACGCTCTTTGAGAGACAGCTTAAAATAAGTTTCTGTCGTTGCTGTCAACATGTTGACAATCCTACCCGCTTCTTCAAGACGCTCAGCGGGATCAAGAGTACATTCACTTAGAGAGTGGTAGCTCATCTTCCTTCTCCTTTTCTCTAAGCTCCCTCAAGAGCCTAGAGAAAAAGAGGCGACCTCCGTAGAAGTCGCGCTCTTTCTGTGTTAGTTCTTGATCAGATTGGTTGAGTGTTTTTCCGTACAACCCGGCACGGCACATTTGTACTGCCGCACTTCATTGCGCTTCTTACCCTGATACTCCGTCTCCGCAAGCTCAACCTCCATCGTTTTGTTGAGCAGCGGCCCCTGATACTTCCACTGTGAAGGATCATCAGGATGTGTGTCCGAGCCTTCAAAGAATCCCGGCAACGTCAGATGAGCTTTTTCGGTTCCAGCAAACTCATCCTGCACTTCTTCCATCGGCAAGCCAGTAGCATGAACGAAGTCAAGGATAATAAAGCCGGCCTTAGAATTAAGACCAGCGAAAATCCTGCGGCCATCATACTCTGAGTTGTTGATGATAGCAAGTTCAGCGTTCAGTGACACAGACTCTCCATCCTTTGATGCCTTCGGACGGAAGTTCTTGACTTGTAGTGTGTACCATCCTGCTGGTACGGGCAATGCTCCAGAGAGTTCTTCTTTCTGATAAGACATTTGAAATGCCATTGTGTACTGCTCCTTATTCTTTGGTTTTGAAATTCAGTTAAAGTTTTGCTAAAGTCGCTCGTTTAGCCTTATGCTTCGCAATCATGTCCATGATGTTAGGCGGTTCGGTAGCATCAAGTAACATTGTAGTCGATGCCGTCACATCATACGTTGGCTTGCAAGTGACTTTATAATTCTGCTTACCGTCAACCTGAATACGGTAAACTTCATTGAAAAGACTGAGAATATTTTGAAGATACTGAGGACTAACCACTACCTTTCCAGTGTATTTGGTTTCATCCTTAGTAGACTCAGCGTTATCCTTCTCATCACGTTCGTGGAAAACAAAGATCATGTTCACTCCAAGTGGTACAAGCTCACCGATAAGATATTCGCAGTACCTTTGTACTCCTACCACAACGTCCCAATCTTTTCCTTTGTATACAGTAGTAGAATTACCTACTCTAATACCCTTGAAAAGCGTAGGAGCTTGTCTGCGAATCTCGTCTTCAAGAGCTTTTACCATAAATGTAACAGAATCAAATACAACAGTTGTTGGAAGAGTCAGACCTTTAGCCTTATTTGCTTTCATTACTGAAAGATCTGACTCAATCATAAGCATTGTCGGTTTAGAAAGAATAAACAAATCAGGTTTACCTTCCAGCGACTCAGCACGATCATCGAAGTCATAATATCTGATCGGACCCGGCGCTGTTGCAGCAAACCAACTCTTCCCACTCTTCGGTACTCCCATAATGGCAATTTTGAGACGCTCTGTGGCGTGTACATCCTCAGAGCGTACTCCGACCATGTTTGCGAAAGGATTTGGTGTCGTTCCCATTAGAGTCCTGCTCCTTTGGAGTTACTTTTTTGCGGTTACTATAGGTGCAGTATCTGCCACTACAACAGCTTGCGCTGCTACCAGAGCCGCCTCATCTGCGGCTGTCTGTACATCTTGTGCCAGCTCACTGGAAGCATGAGCGCGACACTTCTGATACTGCGTTACAGTTTGTGCCTCCGGATTCTCATCCGTCGGCGTGTCAGTAGTAATTGTGACAAGAAAATCCCCCGCTCGCCAGCATTGCATATGATTTGCAAGCATCTGCTGACACTTAGTAATCTGCAAATTCGGCAGACTTGTCACAGGTTCGTATGTTTTCGTTGTTGCCATGTGCTACTCCTTCTCCTGCTTGTTAAAATGTTGTAGGTTTAACAGTCTCCGTATCCCAGATCGGGAGCTTGAGGAAACCATTGTTGAGAGTAGCTTGTTCTGCTTCTCTAGAACTTTGTCTGCATACATCTCTGAATGCACACGTTGTCATGTGCCAGTTTGTGCAAGCTGTGGTGTTACGCCAGAGAGGAAAACTAGCTGCAAAACTTTCTGTATCGAGAATTAGATGCTGTACAGTTGCAAGCATCCTATAACGATAGGCTTCGAGCTGCTCTGACGTCTTCCTAATCGGCACGCGCTTAAACCGTTCTTGCGGTGTGGAAGCTGGTTTCTTCTGAATTAAGTTCATTAGAATCTTCGAGCAGTCACGCTTTAAGAGCTGGTCCTCCGGTACAAACTGCGGAAGAATCTTCGAGAGTGCATAAATGTACCCTGTTGGACCTTCCTCTGTCTCAAACTGCATCCCAGGATCGCCGCGAAAAGCACCCATTGTCTTATGATCTATAGGACAGATGAAATATCCATCGTCTACAATCAGGTCCATTCTACCAGCGAGATAGATTTCAATATCCTCGCCGATGTACAAGGGAACTTCACCGTTTCTGCCGAAGGAAACTTCTGTACCAAGAACTCTGATCTTCTCATTCAGCGGTGACATTACAGACGCATACTGCATCAACAAGCCAGCAAAACCGAACGCGCCGCCGATAACCTTAAACTCTTTATGCTCTGAGTGAACATCCATACTCATTTCCTGCCACTCGGCCATAGCACGAACAGAAGCCCACTTAGTAACATCAAAGTCAGGATTCTTAAACTCCTGATAATACATCTCCAACATCTTATGAAGCAGAACGCCAAAGTCCAAATACCACGCACGTTCTTCTTCTCCTTCTTTGACGCCGGATTTCTTTTGATAGCCTTGGACGTTGGAGTAAAAGAAATGCTGAGAACAGTTACGATAGGTGCTAAGCATGTGATTATCTATGACGATAATCAACTTCTGCTTGACCTCATCGTAGTGTATCCACGGCAACGGTATACGATTGAGAAACTCAATCAACTGATCGGAGGGTTTCATATTATTGTCCTTTGCAGATGTTGTCGATCTGACGTGATTCTGGAATAATGTCCTCGTACAACACAGGCACCAGACGCTTGAATTCTTTCAACAATGGAATCGTCACCTGCCGCATCTGTGGGTGTGCCTCTTTGCTGGTTCTCATCAGGAAGAAATGACGCCACTGCCTAAGATTGAAAGTCACTATTATCTTGCTGGAAAGGGCGTTCGGAAATACACTCCTTGCTTCTTGTGGGCGCCAACCCCTGTCCACAAGAGACTGGTAGCGTTGTTCTGCCGACTCTATGGCTTTCAACCAATCATGTTCGTATAAGCAATTCTGAGTATGTCCAGGTTTCAAACAATGAGTCCATGCCGGCTTATTCGCCTCCCGAAAACACGATGTAGATTCACGTGGCTCTTGTCCTGCAAGGCACAGAGGACACACCACATCCGGTTTTGGGTAGATGAACGTCGGCGGCATCTTCTTCGCATAGTTCACAAACCGCGTCGATTCCTGCGTGTACGCAGCCAATCGGTGTCGAACGATTTCATGTGTAATGCCACGGTCAACCAAAAACTCCACTGAGGCTGATACATGTTCAGTCACCGACCAGTCACCGTGTTGAAGAACCACAGCGCGGATGAACTTTTCACACTTAGCGACTTCAGCCAGTCTAATTTCTTCAGATGCATCACTTAGAGGGCCGCCAGTATTCATTAGATACTCGCGCTCGGCAACTACCAAAGCAGTTTCATCTTCCGAGCGATGACTCACACGCGCAGCGTACTCGATACGCTTCAACGCGCCAGCAAGCAACTCTGGCTCCATTATCTTTGCGTAAGGTTGTACAATCTTCATCCTATTTTCTCCAATTCTTCAAGTTGCTGAATTACTTTGTTGAGATAAAACTGAGCTTTCTTCAAGTCTTGCAGCATATTTCCTTTGTGCTGTGCTCTGGCAACATACTTCACAATCTGCCAAAGCAACGGACTTGTTGGAAACCAATCCTGTAGTACATCTATAACCTCAAAACGTCCAAAGGTATAGTGCGAGGGATGGTTCACAGGATCATCGCTGAGAAGTTTAAGAGATTCTTCTGCGTTCTTTTTCAATACTTGCTCAACGTAGTCCGCACTAGGTGAGTTGTATCTAACATAGCTCATGTCAGTCGGTTTTGCTTTTTTCATTTCTCCTCCTACGCTTTCTTAAGCATCGCTGCTATCTTATCCATCGTCATTCCTTTGGCGGCCATGTTCTTGAGCAGCGCCGCTATTTGTTCTTGCGCCTTGGTCTTCGACACCGTGCGAGTTTTCTTCACAGTTGTTGTAGTAGTCTGGTTTACACCTGTTGTTGAAGGTGTTAGGTGAATCTTCACACCGGCGTACCTGTGCATTTTGGCTGTACGACGTTGCTCTTGCTCAGTGCACATCAGTGACAGAATGTTTCGATGATACTCAATACTAAGATCAAGCTCAAGATCGGATAATTCTACAATCTTACGCTGTGCAAAGAGCCAATCCAGACCACTAATCTGTATCTCCCTGGCCCTGCGTCTGTAGAATACCGTCTGTCCTTCAGCATTTTTGTGTTCGTACGTCTTAGTGATAACACTCTTAGCCACCGCAATGTCACTTAGACAATTCACACAATACTGCGCATCAATCGTAGAAGCAAAGTGAAAACAAAACGCCTGACCGCATCGAGCACATCTTATTACTGACGTTGGATGTGTGAGATTTAACTCAAGACAGCAATCACATACGGTTACTGTTAGATGACCCGCTTCTTCCGGCTCAGTAGTCGTAGCTGCAAGCGGAATATCCGTTGTCGCTGCTTCTTCCACAGAGATTTCCTCAGGATCATCGGTAGGTACAAAAGACTCGTCAACTTGCTCGACGAGTTCATCTTCTGACTCATCAGACATGTTTCTCCTTTTACACACTTATGCTACAGAAACTCGCTTTGTCACTTGGCGCCTCAAAGCCTGTTTACCTTTAGCCATTTCTTCTAAGGCTAAAGGAAACGCTTCGGGAATCTTATCATCATAGAACATTGTGAGCAAAGCTCTTACAAGAGCTGACATTTCTACTCTTACGTAGGCTTTGTTCAACTCATCTCTCTGCCAGTTATAAATCCTAACTGTGGAAGCTACTGTTCTAGAGCTTTGATTAGACATTTTGACTCCTATACAGTTTTTTGAGAGTTTCAGTGATTTCCTGATATGTATATCCTTCTCTGTGCTCTGGTCGTAGTCGTGGTGGTATCGCTCTTAGTTTTCTATCTCTTGCATTGTCAACTGAAGTTCCATAGTATAAATGATCTGGATTGACACATTTCGGATTATCGCATTTATGACATACACAGACACAAGCTGTAGTAGGTTGAGCTAACTTAAAATAAATTGCTACGATACGGCTTATTTTTATTTGCCTTCCACCCATTATAAGACGAGGATAATCAGTCCCATTATATTCGATGCAAGGTTCGTATGTTTGAAGTCGTCTATCAAACATTACCATCATACTAAAAGACATTGTTTTTGACCTCCCTAGACCGTTCGGCGCATCACCGACCCTAAATCCATCATACCTTAGGTGTGCACAGGTGTCAAGGGGCGAAAAAAGAGCTGCATACGGGGGTTAAGTCGATGAATCGAAAGGGGTTAACCCGAAAATGAAAGGCCGACCCCATGAGACGGGCATCGGCCTACCGAGTGAGCTAGTGTGAGCGTTCTTACAATACTTCTGTAAGCTCAAAGCAGACAATCTCGATCTCCTGTGATCGTCGTCCAGGAACACTACGAGGTTCGAGATCTATATCCTCTCCATATCCTCTCCATCCCCAGCGTCCTGCTCGCCAAGCGTTCAGAGTGTTAGAGGCAGCACTTCTTCTTGAGAATAACCGTGGATTTTCTTTTGAATCAAAGTCTCTGTAAGAGTTCATTCTTCCTCTTTTTCCATGTGGAAGGTATAAACCTGTTATACTGTCTCTCAAAGCGTAAGCTTTCATAGTACCTCCAACGTATCACCGTCAGTCCACAAACTTCTTACCCAGTGCGGACTTATGATACAACCGTCTGAAGCATTGTGAGCCATTGCTGCTGTGTCACCGTGATTCATAAACGCGCACCGACCAAACATGCGATTCGTGGGTGCTGGTTCGAGCCGCCAACATTGCGGGCCGCGCTTGGGATCAGTAAATGGCCCTGAGAATGTGTACAAACCTGCTGGAATCGGACCTTGATCTGCAAGGTTACGTGAGTGTATGTCGTTGAGAATAGAGTGATGGCCGCTGTAACCAAAGCCAATTAACTCTAGGTCCGTGGGTTTTACTGCGCTATCAAGCGTAGCAGGTCCGGTACCTGCCTCAACGGAGCGTTTGAAAAAAGCGCCCCAGTAGCCGTCATAGTAGTATTTCATTCTGACTCCTCAAAACAAAGACAGTCGCAGTCAGCCTCGCTACAGTCTTCGGCATAGTTAACGTGTGATTCTCTCATATGAGCACAGCTAGCACAAAGATCAGCAACATGCTCATACCAATAGGGTTCGTCATCTTGTTCTTCGTCGTCGTCAGGATCAGCTAGACCTGCGTCCTGAGGAGAAATGTAATCCGCTGGATAATGCTGCTGCTCCATCAATGCTTCTGCTTCAGCTCTTGATTGTGTCATCGGTTAATTCCTTTGGTTCTGCGAATGGTGGATGTGAATCACGCTTTGACTTTGTTCTGGCATACATAGAACAAGCGAAATACGCTGTTGGTACACTTTTGGTTTTCTTGTGAATCCACTCACCAGCAAGAGGATCATCGCATATTATCGGTCTGTTGCAGTGTTTACATCTTACTACCGACTTCGGCATACTGTCTCCTTATGTTCTCGTTCTGTGTGAGAATGTTAGCGATGTCGTTGATCGAGACGAACGCGCTGTGCGCTCGCTTGACGGTATCGGAGCCTGCTATCTTGTACAGATAATCGCCCATGCCGAGCAGATTCTCGGCGCCGGTTTCGTCAAGGATAACTCTACTATCCATGCTTGATGGAAGTTTGAAGGATACTCTAGCAGGAAAGTTGGCCTTAATATCCCCGGAGATTACCTTGACTGAAGGCCGTTGAGTAGCTAAAATGAGATGCACTCCGGCGGCCCTGGAGATTTGTGCAATGGTTTTTAAGAGTGAGTGTATCGACGGCGGACGCATTTTACGCTCAATCTGTGCTAAGAATGCGTTATCCTGATCTAGCACATCCGCCAGCTCGTCGATGATGAGGATTTTGTACTTCATTTTCTTATCCTCTTCAAGTCGGTTCCACTCTCCAATATTCCGCACTAATCCTGACATTTGTTGGTTTCGCAACCTAACATCCTCAAGCAAAACCGTAAGCGCGGCTCTGAGGTCAGAAATGTTGTTGAGAACATATTTAACATGCTCAAGTCCCTTGAACAATACGAGATCAAGGTTCTTAGTATCCACAAGGATAAACTCAAGCTCTTCTGGAGCGCGAAACAGAGAAAGCGAGCATATAAGCTGCGCGGTAAATACACTTTTCCCTGAGTTAGTAGCTCCCGCGACCAGTAAATGCGGCTGTTGAGCAAGATCAGCATAAAGGTGTTCTCCGACAGTGGACTGGCCCAGCAATAGAGGCAGCGCCATTCCACGAGTAAGTTCTGAGGTCATCATTTTATGCAGACAAGCATCAAACTGTATGGTCTGACGGTCTGCACGTGGAACAGAAATAGCAACTTCGCCGAGAGCACGTTCTACACGAACGGATTCTACAGCGAGAGAACCTGCAAATTCTTCTTCTTTATTGAGGATGCTGGAGAATTTCGGTTCTCCTAGAGGTTTGAAATAGAAGGTCCGTACCACTGGACCTTCTACCATGCGAGAAAAAAGTGCGCTGAAACCTAGAACAAAGAGCTTTCTCGTCAGCGTCGTAACTTGATGCTGAATGAGTGGGCTGTATTGTGCTAGGCGCTCGGATTGTTTTTGTGCTGCTTCTGAGGGGAGCACTAAGCGTCCTCCTTATCAAGATGACAGTCTGCTAAAGGAAAGCCGAAGTAAGCTGACAGGTCTTCGTTGTTCTTCGCTATTTCTTTAGCTGATTTCTCAAATATAAATGGATAAAATTGTCCGTTCTGAGTTACTCCCCACGAGTATATTTCCGGTGAAGAAGGAAAATTTCTTTTCTCAGCAAGTGATGTTCGTCTCATTTCTGTACCCCACTTTCTACTTGCGCTCTGAAGCTAGCAGATGACAGCATCAAACGATTGCACGGCGCAAGGTACTTGAACGCTTGCGCGAAGTTTACCTTAGCAGGGTCAAAGTGCAGAAAGTAGCCTCCGGTTTTGGAAGAGAGATACTTAAGCAGTCCAATCTCTCGTCTATCCTCGTTACCTTCGCCAAAGTATACAGTATCAATCGGGATACCAGCGCCAGTAGCCTGAGCAATCTTGATAACAACGTCAGCACTAGAAGTCCAAGCAGAACTTGTGTCCCAGCTAGAGGACATTTCAGTAGATTCTTCCGCGCTCAGCATATCCGTCGGTGAGCCATCAGTAAAAGCGATCAATCGTGTGAGCGTGGGCGTGGCTTCGAGAGCTTTCTTGAGAGTGTTGAAGAATGGTGTACCACCACTTCGTAGATTTATCTCACGAATATCACCAGCGAGCTTCAAGAGATTACTCTCAAGTTGTGTGTCACACGCTGTAGAGTTCATAAAATGAATCGCTACAGAGGTTTGATTGGGGATACAATTACGTAGATACTCGATCATCCCACGTTTCGCATCCTCAATATACCCGCCCATAGAACCAGAATCGTCAAATACAATACGATTCCGATCTGGGCACTCGCCGGGTAAAATGTAGCGCACGATTGCACTAGGATTCGTCCCTGCTGGAGCCGTGGATGCTTTACGAACTTCGATAGCTGCTCGCTTAGCGTCTACGGTGTTTTTAGGATTCTGGATTTGAAAGCCCATGTTACTTCTCCTTATTGTAACACCAGTCATGTTTACTAGCTGGTGTGTTTACTATCAAGCCAGCTTCAGCTAGGATGTCAGCCATAATAAGTTTCCTAGCTGCTTTGGTGGTTACAAGCTCTTGCAGAAGTCTCTGAATCTCAAGAGCCTGCTTTGTTTTGAAAGGATTCTTAGGCATTGTTAGTTCTCCTTTTAAGACACTCATGTCTTAACCAGTCGCGTAACTGCGCAGGTACGGTAATTTCTCTCTTCAAACCACAACGTTGACAACTAACAGAGACATAATCAAATGTTGTGATACACTCTTTGTCGTGTATCATAACTTGAGTGAGAAATTGTAGTAAGCCAAGCGCTTGACCGATCTTAGGCATTGTATACACTCCAAAGAGAGTTTAACTCCGACATTTTGGAGCCATCGCCGTTGTTACGATCAGGATGATACTTCAATGCAGCACGACGATAAGCAGCTTTGTCAATTGTCTCTCCCATAAGCTGCTTGAGCCTTTGTGCTACGGTTTCTTTCGTCATCGTAGCTTGTGCTACGGGCTTGCCGTAGTTATAGAAGAAATCTTCCGGTCGCACATGCTTGGCAGAGAAATCAATACGCTTATTCACAGCTTGTGCTGCTAGGTCTTGAACCTCAATAAGCGTAACCTTGTGCATGATAGCATCTGTGACAGCCTCCAAACGATCAAGCGTAAACTGTCCCCATTCGTCGAAGTAACTCCAGATATTAGTAGCTGGATCAAAACTTCTCTGTGCTACAGGTGCGTGCTTGAGAGAGAGCTTGCAAATCTCGAAGAGCATGTTCTCTGTTTTGCTAAGAAAGCTGATTGCGAGTTCGCCGGTTCCATGAGAAGAAAGAACTAGCTCCGTGAGCACAATTTTGCCAGAGGCATCTTTGTGGTGCTCATAGTACACGTACATACACGTACCCTGTAACCTTCCCGCAGCGACGCTGCTAAGAATGTGAGTGGTGATTAGATTGTAACGGGCGCCTTAATGGACGTTTAAGATAACCATTGAAGGTGGTTATCCCCGTTCGGTAGACAATTAGTTACCGGAGTCCTGCTTCTTCAGCTTCTTTGATCCAACGTACCCAATTTTCATCTTCAACTTGGTTAGCTACTTCACGAGCCCTGCCACTGTAAGGCAACTCATCCAAACCTTTGTGGCGTAATTTTAGACAAAAATTTTCGTTTGATGTAAAGAAAGCGTGGGTTAGAATTCTGTGCGCTCGTACAGCATGTTTCTCAGCATTGTTCAAATGCCGCATTAGTTCTGCTGTTGTAGGCATTTTGTGTTCTCCTTTTCCTCTGTTTTCTTCCTCTCAGACTTGGAACTGAGCATTGGCACATTAAAAGTGAAAAAGCTACGGAGTAATGCCCCGTTAAAACATTACTCCGTATACTGCAACTCAGCGAAATACTACAACCCCATTCTTACTCAGCAGCTTCGGTATTCTCTGCCGAAGTTTCAGACTGTGTAGCCAGCAAAAGCGCCAAGAAATCCGCTTGCTTGTCCGCCGGAACACCCATAGCATTGAGCTGCTTGATGAGCTTATCAACGTCAGAGGTGGACTTCCGAGTGGGAGGCTCATTGATAGCAGTAATGAGATCAATAGTCTCGCCGTCATGCACAGGAGTCGGCTCGCCGGCTTCTTCCTTGACTTCATCCATATAGCCAATAGCGCGAGCTGTCTGGATTGCGTTGAGGCCATACTGGAAGATGTAGACACGCTGAGTCTCATCGGGAACCAGCGCCTCCGCACCAGCCCAAGACTTGACCTGATAACGGATAAACTCGTTCTCGTTGAAGAGTGTAAGACCTTCCCTAGAAGGCCCAGTCCACGAAACAGCTACGCCAGCGTGAGGATTAGGCGTGCCATCCTCCAACTTTTCCGGCTCTTTCTTGTCGGACTCAGATTTTACAGCCTTCTTCTCGATGGTAGTCTTGCCGTCGGCATCGGTTCCGAGCTTGACAAACTTGCGATAGGTGAGCTTTTCCTGAGAAAGCACACCCGCCTGCTCCATTACGTTTGCTTCTGTCATTTGTAGTGCTCCTTTGGTGAAACAGATTCTCCATTAAAGGAGAGTTAGAGTAGCAGCCTCGGCTGCATGTACTCTCTAGGACAGAGTGGAAGAGAGGAGAATGGCCTAACAGAAATGATCTAGTTAATAGCTTATTCTGCTGCCCAAGAGTCTCTTCAGACTCTGTCCTAGAGAATACACCTCACATCTGAGTGTGAGATTGTATGCGTGATAAAGTATGCGCATCCCACTTTGTGAGTTAGGCTTCACGCTCTGCAAAAGCTTGTTGAATCTGTGCGTAGGTAAGACCGTTCATAGACTTAATATCTGAAGAACAATTTTCGCCAATCATGTCCACGACATCGGCAACAGCATCCAAAGCTGTTGTACTTGTACCTGGCTCAAGCCAGTAGTCGCGTTCAGCTTGCTCGTTTACGATGAGTTTGAGTGTAAATGTGACCTCAATCTCTTGAGGAAACGTAGAATCTGGACTTGCTATTACTGCTTGTGGCTCAACTACTACATCTGTCATGTTATGTTCTCCATTCTTAAATGATACGCCTCTCGGCGTCGGTTGTCAAGGGCTAAAGAGCTGATTTTCGAGCTATTTAGCGCATCTTCAGCAATTCCGCGGTGGCATCTTTCGATGGCGCAACTACCTCAGAGCCACATATTCTGTAGCTCGTCAAAGACTTTTTGAAGCGTTTCTGCTTTGGTGTTGAAGAGAGAATAAGAGTTTTGTTCCCATTGGCTCTTGTATCTTACTACAGAACCATAGAACATTCTCATACCAGGAAGATAGGAAAACACAATCCCCGGACATGAAGGATCGTTGGGATAATGTTCTTGCAGAGAGCGTACAAAGAGATCGAGCTTTGCAGTGGAAGTCTTTGGTACACTTTTCCTCTTCATATTACGAAGCACCTGCACTGGAATCCTTGTTGCCATTTTTAGATTCTCCTTCTAGAGTCTTAGCTCTGTAGGGTGCAGGAGCAGTATAGCAAAGGAGGTTGGTTTGCTATATGCTCTGCAAATGCTATAGTTCCTCTAACTGAAGTACTATAGAACTTGTTCCCCACTGCACCCTACAGAAATAAGGCCGTATGTACAGCGTAGCAGAGGAGATTAAGAAGTTATTCTTTATAATGCCTCTGCTACGCTCTTATGAAACTTCAGCCAGAAATTGCAGCGTCTAAATCGCCGGCGTAAGCCTGAATATCAGGATAAGGAAATGGTACTGCTTCAGGCATACAAGGAGGCTCTTGTACAAGCGCTTTCCTACGCGTAAGAATAAAGTTTGCGCACAGGTAAGCTGCTATTTTACGGCTGTCACTTTGAGAGATATAGCCGCTCGTATGGTCGTTGAGTCCTCGCTCTTCTCCCAGCTCCTTGTAAATCTTACCTTCTTCAGAAGTGAGAGCTTGGCCTTCGTAGATTGTTCCTTCTTCTGTGATTATGTGCATTGTGATTCTCCTTTTAGAGCCTTTAGCTCTCTAGAGCGCACCCGCGTGGATGTGACTATAGCAGCCCATAAAAAGGGACTTAGGACCACTTGCTATAATCGACCGAATGCGCTCTAGAGAACCGAAGTTCTCCTGTTGCTATGCTACTTGCTGTCTCTGTTGCTTTCTTGCACGCTTTGAGGTTTTCGGTCCTAGCCGATAGAGTGTGCCGTGTGCTTGAGCATACTCAGACGTATCCATTGGCCGCCGTCGGCTCGCACAAGTAATCTGTGAAGTTCTGACTGGAAATGGTATACGATTTTTGAGCACACTCTGTTCATTTTCTTCTGTGATTGTGGATGTATCATCAACTGCTTGCATGTGTTTTACCTCCGACGGCGACAAGCGCCGAGAACATGGTTATATAGCGAGAATGTTACCACACTGCAAGCATGAACACAGCTACAATCATAACTGTGATACCTGCACAATAGATGAATCTCTCGTGCTTGAGATACCATTCGTCTTTCATAAAGCCACCTCTTCTTTGATAGAGCGTTTGATAATTTCGATAAGGTTAATAGGAGCAGCAGCAGCAGCAGCATAAGCAGCATAAGCATGAGCAGCATAAGCAGCATCAAAATAAGCATCAGCAGCAGAAGCGGCAGCATAAGCAGCAGCAGCAGCATCAACAGCATAAGCATCATCAGCGGCAGTATCAGCATAAGCATCAGCTCTTGTTCGATCTTTCCCACTTAGCCAATCAACTGCCCAAGTATGAAAATTGTTCGAGACTGGGTGAGAAAGAGCGCAGTAAATAGCTGTTCTCACTCTCTGAGCTACTGTAAGTTTTGGAAGTTGGATTTCTTTGATTATCTTGAGAGAGAAACAGCCACACTTTAGTTGACCGTCTCTTTTGATTACCCATCCTGTAGCTAGCCATAGACGAGGCTTAGAAAATTTTGCGTGGCAGTTATTCATAAACACAGCTACAAGTGGACTTTCGTAAGCATGAAGGTAATGCTCTGAACATAGAGGTTTAGTACTATCTCTTAGCTCTTTTGCAATCTCATGCTTAATTCCTTCGCTCCAGTGAGTCTGGTTTCTAGTATTGCCAAACTCATCGGTAAGTTTGTACAAAAACTTTGCCACGGTGTTTTCTCCTTTTTAGAGCATCTTGCGCTCCCATAGCCGCTGCGCCAGTATCTAAAGTCTGCAGTTTTCAGCATCACCTACATATGATAGGCATGGTCTGACACAAATCAAACTCGCAACTCTTGCAGCGGCTATGGCAGAGCAAGTCTGCCGGTTGTTAATCTCTATACTCAAACCCATCACCGTGAGAGTTCTCATTGAGCTTTCTGCCAGCTTCAACTCGTCTGACAGCTTCGTGATAATAAGCACGTTCTTGCGCCGCTGCCTTCTTTGCTTGCTCATAATTCCATATAAGCAATCCGAGAATGAGTGTGAGAATACTCAATCCTAGCATAGCAAAGATTACAATGTCATTCATTTGGATAGCTCCTTTGGGCATGTACGCATGTACGCATGTACGCATGTGCCTACAGCTTGTCAAATCCGTTGTCAAATTCAGACTCAGCTTCAATACTTGAGGATACGTCAGGACTAGAGATAGACTCGCTCTCTGATGCTTGCGCGAGTTCTTCTGGAGTCTCCATCCATTCAGGTTTAATTTCTAAACCATCACGAATAGCAATCTCCCTAAATACACGTCTGACTTCAGGATTCTGTAAGTATGCACTATTGTCAGATACTTTACGCTCGCTCTTGACAATATCACACATTTTTACAGGAATCTCAATTCCTGCAATCTCAGCTATATCCACAACTGAAAGATCAATCTTTCTTGCTGCAAACTCTGCTCTGGCTGCGGCGTCTTTATACTTCGCTCTCACAGCATAATAGAGCTTGTTTATCTGCGTATTCTTTTCCTTCTCGTCATACCACTTAGCACGTTCTAGTGGATTCTCAGAGTTTTTCATCCAACCATAAGCTGACACAAAAATCGGGTAATCCTTTTTCGCTTGTTTATATATCAAAAGCATTTGTACATACTCCTGATACTCTGGCAACGTAGCTCTATCTACCATGCTTTTATGCTCCTTCACTCTCTCAATCATACGCGCTGAGTGTGGGCTTTGTCAAGCTGCTAGAGAGCATGGGGGGTCGATGGCCTCCCACCTAAAGCCTTTGAAATCATCAACTTATGACCCCTGCCTAGTCATGGGGCGGAATTTTTGACACGCGATGCCTCCGCTCATGCCTTGGCTTCGCCGTCTTCGCACTTCACAATAGAACAGAAAGTGTTTTTACTACGTTTCTTTTCTTCGTTCTTCGTTTGTTTTGTTCTTAGATTATTATATTTTTTTTTTTTTTTTTTTTTTTTTTTACTAGAAGAAAAAGCTTTTAAACGAATTTTCGCAAGGGCGATTTTCGCAAGCACCTTTTCAGCCATCGCTTGTCAAAATTTCGGACGCATCCTTAGCTACCCTAGTTAAGACATTTGTTATCATCGTTTTACATGGGTAGTCGATGACCCCCCCATACATTGTAGTACGAGAGAGAGAACAGAGTGTGCAGAGAGAGAGAGAGAGAGTACATGTACCCACGCTACAGAACAGGAATCTGTACTAGCACTCCCGTTCTGTCGTGCTACTCTTCTGATACCAGCATAGCGATCAAGAGCATTACTTTACGTTGTAGTTG